CCTAGCATTACCACCTGTTGCTGTGGAATCTGTTTGTTGAGCCTGTAGCGCACCAGTACCTTTTGGTTGTACGACTAATGGGATGTTTGTGTCTGAGCCTTGAGCAGATAAAACAGCACCAAATCCTGTTGCTCCACCTTTTGCTTGTACGTAATTAACCACAGAGGCGGGTGATGCCACTACAAATTGATAGCCCAAATTACCAAATACTACAAATGAGCCTGAACCTTTTGTAATTGCTAAAAGGCTAATGTTAGTGTCGCTACCTTTAGCCGATACTTCGGGCGTGTTGCCTGTAGACGCCCCAGTAACTTGAACGTAATTAACAGCAGAGGCCGTTGGTGCTACACGTAACTGAAGTCTTCCAGTACCTGAATTGGGGTCGCCTGATGCGTAGAAATCAATGTTGGCATCGTTGAATGCGCCAAAGGTTAACCCAACGTTTGCGTCACCACCACGGGCAAGAAACGAAGGGGTTATTCCTGTCGCAGAACTATTTATAGCAACATAATTAACTGCACCAGATGGGCCGCCAACAATTAAAGAGTTAGACCCATTTGAAGCAATACGAGTTTGTCCACCACCTAAATACAATATGCCAGTGCCTTTAGACGCAACAGATAGTGGTATGTTTGTGTCACTACCCGCACTACTCATAAACGTTGCACCACCAGTAGCTGAACCTGTTAATTGAATGTAGTTAACTGCAGAGGCTGTGTTTGTAGTTCTAAATTGAGTCCCACCAGATAACGCAAAATCAAAAAAACTAGAAGCGGTAAAAAACATATTACCGCCAGCTTTTGCGGATAGCGCTAAGGCTACGTTTGCATCACTACCTTGCGCTGAAATGGTCGGCCTGTTGCCTGTAGTTGCCCCATTAACCTGTACGTAATTAACAGCAGATGCTGTGTGGGCTACTGCAAGTTGTGTTGTGCCTGATGTATCTGTTTGAAGGAATAATGTCCCACCAGAAGTTTGAATTAAGCCAGTAGTTGCTGTTGAACGAAATATTGGCCCACCAGTAGTACCAAACACTTCCCAAAAACCAGTAGCACTAGCAAGGTCAGTACGAACACGGAAGTGCGTTCCGCCATTACCTGTAAACACAGAATTTCCATTGGCGGCAAACTGAAATCCACCAGTACCCTTGGTTGACAATGTCAAACTAACATTTGTGTCTGAACCCTGTGCTGAAACATAAGGATTACCACCAGTAGCCGCTCCAGAAACTTGTAACCAGTTAACGGCTGATGCTGTATGAACTGCAGTTAATTGATTAGCAGTTGTTCCTGTATAAAAAACATGAGAGCCAGTTCCTGCAATTTGATATACCGCATTACCATTTACGCCGGGATTTCTTGAAAGTCGGTAATCAAAATCTGTACTTGCAGATGAGTGAAAGTCAATGTAAACAGTTTTATCAACAGTTGTATTGTCAGCAAGTTCTAGCCCTAATGCGCTTGCTGTTGCATCATTCCTAAATCCAAAAGCAGATGAACCTTTGTTTAAAAATGCTAATCCTACGTTTGTGTCTGAACCTTGCGCTGAAATAACAGGATTACCACCTGTTACTGCTCCTGTAGCCTGAACGTAGTTAACAGCAGAGGCTGTGTGGGCTATGCGGAATTGTTCTTGCGCCGCTCCGTTTGTAAAAAATTGATATACCCCAGTTCCCTTGGTAGTAAATACAGCGCCAAGATTTGTATCAGACCCAACAACCTGTATGACAGGTGACGCAGATGTTCTACCCTGTATAAAAAAATTGGCATTTGCAACAGTACCGCCAAATGTATCTGCTACTTGTAACTGAAGACCAGAAGCTGTAGCAAAATTTAATGCTGATGCTGTAGATTTAATAGTAGGTGTTGACCCCACCGTTGCATAAGCCGCCGCACCAGAACCACCACCTCCGCTGAATGTGATTGTGGGTTGTTCTACGTAGCCTGAACCTGCAGAATCAATAGTAATTGCTCTAAAGTTCCAAGTTAAATTAAAAGTAGCGCCTGTGCCAGTACCTCCTGTAACCGTTGCAGGATTAGAAGGTGGTATTTGGGTGTAAATTCCAAATGTTCCCGTAATTACAGAAACGCTTGTTATCACACCACTAGAAACCGTTGTTACGCTAACTTGTAATTGGTCAGTAAATGTACCACCAACAATTGTCAACACATTGCCAACGTTATAACCAGTTCCACCAGAAACAATTCCAAGTCCAAAAAGGTTGTAGTTTGGGGTTGCAGTTGCTTGCACGCCGCCTGCTGTAGTTGGTGCCGAAATTGCAAACGTAGGTGTTGATGTATAACCAGACCCACCAGCACTCCTTGTAATAGCCGTAACAGTCCCGCCGTTGCTGATATTCACCCCTGAACTACCAGCCGCAATATTAAACGCACCTGTGCCTTTGGTGTTTACAGTCAACGATGCGTTAGCCGCAGTATCAGTTACCGTTATTTGTTCCGTGACGTGGTCAAGATTGATAGCCATTAGAAAGTCACCTCAGTTGTTTCGGCCTTGCAGACCCATCGTATTGTTGTAGATGCCGCACCTGTCACAGTCACAGCAAGTCCACCATTCGTAGTGTCAGCAGTTAAAGCGATAACCCACGCAGTAGCCCCTGCTGTTGCCGCCACTCGGTTAATTGCGGGTGTTCCCATCAGCACAGTCGATGCCGCATTAGCACCTCGCATGATTGCACCTTCAAATGACCACGAAGCACCATTAGCCGCACCTGTTACGTTAGCAATGACAGAGCCTTTGAAATAGTATGCAGAGTTGTTGGGTAGGATGACTTGGTTTATTGTGGAGGCGGCATTAGCATCACTTGCTAAAACTGTTGAGGTAGCGTCTGTTGTTTGACGACCAAGAACTAGTAATGAAGATTGAGAAACACCAGAAGTGTTTGCAATAGGCGCAGCACAAGCAGGAAATACATGGTTTCCACTAACGCTTCTTGTTGTTCCATTAAAGCCAGCAACAATTCCACCAGCGGTGGAGTTAACAGTATTTTGAGCGCCACCACCAATGAACCCATAGGCCCCTGTATTGTTGTGAGAAATACCAGCACCAACAAAACCAGCAGTGCTTGTTACTGTGTTATTGGTTCCACAGACAATTGTAGAAGAAATTCCGCTTGCTATGTTTCCATAAAACGCCGCGCCATCACCACCGTTTCCACCAATGAATGCGCCTTTACCAGAGGCGGTATTTTTATTACCACCAGCAATAGTAGACCAATCCCCACTAGCCACATTACGATTAGCTGTATTGCCTGCATCGCCACCGCCGCCGATGAAACTGTAACTTCCAGTAGCCTGATTGTTACCACCGCCTACAACTACTCCGTGTGGGGTGTAAAAGGATAGGGTTGATGTTGATGAACCGCTTGCTACTTTAGACAGCGTGAGGGATGTGCCACTGATAGCCGATACATAGGTGTCGCCAGCGATTGATGTACCTGTAATGTATTGACCAACCTTAATAGACGCATTAGAAGCCGCAAGTGTTACGGCTGTAGTGCCATTCATAGTGGCAGATTGGGTTGTTACTGCTGAAAAAGATGTTCCTGAGTTTGTAAACCCACCGCCAATAAAATTGTAATAACCTGCGGCAGAGTTTGTATTGCCACCACCAATAACGCTAATATATCCTGCAACTGTATTGCCTATACCGCCTAAAACTGCTGAGTATCCGCCACTTGCTGTATTTGATTGTCCACCAGCAACAATTGTTACAAGATTATTTGATAAGTTGCTTAAACCTGATGCAACTCCAGAATAAAGAGATGACGCAGTATTGCCAGAACCTCCACCAATAACACAACCTGTATTAGCGGCAACCTGAGTTGCACCACTTCTAACTGTCTGCCAATCTACCGCATTAGTACCACGGGCATTACCACCTGTTGCTGTGGAATCTGTTTGTTGAGCCTGTAGCGCACCAGTACCTTTTGGTTGAACAACTAGGGGGATGTTGGTGTCGGAGCCTTGTGCTGATAGAACAGGGGCTACTCCTGTAGCCGACCCTGTAACTTGTAAATAATTAACGGCACTTCCACTCCTAAAAATTTTAAAATTAGGTGCGGTATTTGAGCCGCCTAATGTCATATCGCCATTAGCAGCAATTCTTAAAAATTCTTGTGGGCTTGTACCATTACCTGTTTTAAATATTAAAGTATTAGAACCGCCGCCAGTTGAAGAAATTTCAGCGTACCGACTGTCAGATAAATCAAAACCACCAGTAATGAACCGAATTCCCATTTCTGGGCTTCCTGTACTGCTTCTGTTTTGTAACAAGATACCCGTACTTGCTGTGCTATCTTGCCTCACATAAAGATATCCAGCACCCTTTGGTACAACTCTTAAATTAACATCTGCATCAGAGCCTTGTGAACTAATTGTTGTGCCATTAACAGACCCTGTAGTGCCCCCCGTTACTTGTACATAGTTAACAGCAGAGGCTGTGTTGGCAACACGAAGTTGTAGCAAAGCAGAACTTGATGTGCCAAAGTCAATGTTACCGCCCATCGTAATACGACCGACTTCAGAACTTCCAGAATAACCAAAATAATATGCGGGGTTACCTGTTGAGCCTTGCGCTAAAAAAGAACCATACCCACTTTGCCCAATAGAGTACACAATCATGTTTGTTGCATTAGTTGCTTTAACTGCGCCTGCTCCCTTTGGTGTCAGGTTTAGGTCTATGTTGGTGTCTGAGCCAGCAACAGAATGAATAGGGCCAGAGCCTGTAGCAGACCCTGTTAGTTGATGGTAATTGACTGCTGATGCGGTGTGGGAAACACGGGCTTGTTCTTGACCAATGTTGTTTGTGTAAAAACGAACAGCACCTGTTCCTGCACTACTTGCATACAGAGAGCCATCAGACTGTAATCCTACACTTGCTACACCAGAGAAGGATAGGGTAGGAGTTCCGTAAACTGCTGTTGTGGTTGTTGGAATATATGTACCAACAGAAGAAGCAAGTTCAAGTTGTGCGCCCCAAGCAAAGATACCACTCGTTCCATTGCCAACATATGACACAGCACCAGAAGCATCTAAAAGTTGAACAACTCCTGCTACAGCCGTATTACCGCCAATGCCAGTAATAGAACACCTATACCAACCACTTCCAACAGATATTATTGCAGAAGAAGTATTTGCCCAACTACCAGAACTTACTACAGAACCAATTTTTGAACCTGTAGATAAATCAAAATCTTGATATATATCTCCAGTAAGTAAGTCAGACATATCAACTCTGACTTTTGTCCTTTCTGATGCTTTTGCATACATAGAGTAAGTAACTGGGATAATTCTCCCAAGGCTTACTGCTTGACTTCTGCCGTGTACGCCAGTAGCAGATAATTCAAAAATTTTAGAAGCGTTAGAAGTTCCTGTTGGTGACGTTGCCGCATTTGCAGTTGCACCTGTTCCAGCAGAACCAGACGTAGCCCAAGTTACAGTAAAGTTTTCACTTTGTAAAACTAAGTTCTGTCCTGTACCAGTAAGCACTTCTGTCTGAGCAGTAAGCGTAGTAAACGTACCAGCCGCAGGGGTTGTTGCTCCAATCGTTGTGCCGTTTATCGTGCCGCCTGTGATGGCAGCAGAAGTCTTCTCTACCTTATCCGTATTCAGATTGGTAAAGTTGGCATCGAGTTCCGCCCATTCAAGTGGAGAACCCTTACCTGCACGGGTGTAAATAGTGCTCATTTAATTAGGTCTTATTGGATTGTGATTGTCCAAGTAATACTCATTGTATCGTCAGCACCTTTATTAACAACTGGAAACGTAGTCCTGCAGAGCATTGTGCCGCCGGAAGAGGCGTTAAATGTACCGGCTTCAGTAATTGCACCAGTACCGACACCTGTACCAAAAGTTGCTGAGTAAGTTACTACAGCAGCGGCAACGCCAGAACTAGTCAAAGCAACCCGAACCAATTCCGTTTGTAAAGCAGTATCCCCTACCGCAGCAGCAGTTGTGCCCGTACCGACAGACATATGACTCATAACGTTGGCTGCTGTTCCGATCATTCGGGAGGCAATAAACCCCTTGCCTGTTGTAACAACTAAATTTGGCACTGAAAAGTCTTGCTTTACATTACCATTTTTGTCTTTTAAAACAATGCGGGGTGTACCCACTACGGTGATTTGGTCATTTGTTTTCATGTAAACCCCTTAATACGGCCCAAAAGTCGGGCCAACATAATCTTGCGCAAAATAGTCGCTCAAAACATACGATTGAATTCGAATTGACATCTGATCATAAACAAACGCAGAGTCTTTCGCAACATACCCATCAACAAGATACCCCGCTACTACGTAACGACTAGTTCCAACCGGCTCTAGTAGTAAAACTGTTTTAGCACTAACATCAATAGGGTTTGAAGTTTCAGCCAACAAACGCGCAAATGACGTTTGTTTTGTTAATGTATCAGTTGTACTAGCAGAATCGCTTGCGCTTTTACCTACGTCTCGCAATTGCGCATCGTTGATTGAAAAGATATCTGTAAAAGGTTTAGTGATGCTGGCGCTGTATAAATCACTAGTTAATACCTGATCAACTGTACGCTTTTGAAATCCGTATTCAAGGCCGTCAATTAACGTAGATGAGTCAACCGCAAACGCGCTGTCACTAAGAGTTTTGGTAACTCCAAAAGCAGTAGTGTCTACTAGACTAGCAAAACTAGAAATTAGTTTCACCATACTTAATGCTGTTTGGTCAGATAACGTTTGAGTATCTGCTGCCGAAACAATTTCAACAAAAAATCCAACAATAGCGTCAGCCTTGAGTAAGACATATTGCGCGTCGGTGCTAAGAGTGTCAAAAGCAACTTCCGCTCGTAACTCAATATAGCTAATGGCCGCATCCAACAAGTCAGCGTGAAGACCAGCAGCAAGTTGCTGCGCAGTTATTTCACCATGCAGTTTAATCTGACTGGCAAGGGCTGCAAGCTTAACAATGGACGGTTGAATTAACATTAGAAGTCTTCGCGCAGCTTAAACTTTAAAAGATCGTACACAGTTTGGGTACCAGCTCCCGAAGCAAATGCTACTTGGATTTCACCTTCGTAGTCACCCGGATCGCCAGCCATGGCTAGCGTGGTCATACTAAATACAACTAGACCTGCTGCGCCGTTAGTTACAGTGCCGGTTATAGTATCTTGTAGAATTGTTGCTCCAACTTTACGAAACTTTAGCAACACGGTTGCGCCGGTAATATCAACAATATTGCCTGTATTTTCGTCAGTAATTGTTGCCTGTACTTGAGGGCGATCAACGTCACCTTGAACTAGTTTTATTTTTTCAGCCATGGTTTGGAGCTCCAGACGTACTTGGTGCAATAGAAGTTGTGCCTCTTAGCTCAGTGCTAAGTGCTGTTGTGTAGAGAGCGTAGTGCGCCTGAGCACGACTTGCGTTAGCTGTAGACTCAGCGTCTTTACTAAACGCACGAAACAAAATGTAGTCTGCAAGCGCATTTGCAAAGATATCAGCAACGCTTATATTACCACTCACTGCTGTGTAAAGGGTATTGTCGGCGGGCTCAGTTATGTCAGTTGGGTACGCTGAGTAAACTGTCGAAAGCTGAGCCAACGTAGTCGCTGGCGGATACACATAAAAAACCCTAGGGTCAATTGGGTCGTACATGTAGTTTGAGATGTTAACGCTAGCAGTTGCAACATGCCACGATGGGCTTATTGAATCAAGCATTTGGCGATTAACTTTGCGAACAACCTGTTTGCTACTTGTTGCTGCAACATTTTGCACAATGTCTATGAGTTTAGATGCTGCAGCAGGCAAAGTTTGCCTTGTACCCGATACACAAGTAAGCGTAGCGGTTGTAGCAGTGGCATCAGGGCGGTAAACCGTAATGTCTCGTTGGCCGTCATTAAGGTAACGTACAAGTTCGTTTGTTGCCCAGCGGACAGCTCCAGCGTCTTGCAAAGTGCCTACGACCCGAAGTAAAACTGATTGTGCGGAAGTAGTCATTTATAGCCTTACACAAATGGGCGTGAACGAACGCGCATAGAACCACGAACATGGCCGTAGTTCCCCTCTATACGAGAGTTTGTAATGTGACGAGCCGTTTCCATCTGTACCTGCGCAGCGCGGGCGTAGTTAGTAAAAGGCTGATCTGGAAGAAGCATAGCCCGATAGATTGCTCCCGACACAACAGGCTCGATCCAACGGTTATACAAGTCGTCTTCAAGCTGCGTAGCTGTCATAGCCGGGCGCAGCGCAACTGTTGTTACTAACGTATAAACATCATCTGGAGTTGGCAAAAGTCGAAGAACAAACTGCGAGTCTGTACGGTCTACATAAAAAGAACTAGGGATGCCGGAATCTACGGGTAAGTACCTAGGAAAACTTTCGGCCATGTCGCCGACAAGAGGGATACCGTCTGCAGTTACGCCAAGAACACGACTAATAATTAGTTGAGTAGACGGACTATCTAAGTCGTATTCACCAATATCAGCAACGGTAGAAATTGAATCGAGGTTCTGCCTGAGAACCTGCGATTTTTCACAAAACTCAATAGCGGATGTCAGCAACATTTGATCCACCACCGGCTCGGGACAACCGGGCAAGTGGGGCAGAATGCGCGAATAAAAAGCACTAAGAGCTTTCATGACGTACCTTACAGTTCGATCTGAGGCTCAGCGGGAACTTCGGTAATCTCAGGTTCAGGCGCTGCCTCAACGGATTCTACCAGTTCAGTAGATTTTTTGCGAGACTTTGATGGTGTTTTTGTTTCATCAATATTAGACTGCAAATCAGCCAGAATCTGGCCTTCTTCTGTGTACACCCAATCGTGCTCAACTAAACGAGCAAGAATGACAATTTTTCCGTCAATGTTGGCGCGAATCTTGTTGTTCAGGGTTTCGCCACCAAGGCGAGACATAAGCTCAAGTGCGTTCATTCAATTCTCCATAAAGTAAAAGGGACTCCGAAGAGCCCCTTTATTGTGCCACCAATTAGGCGCTGAGAACAGCGCCCCAGTTTTCACTGCCCAAGCTAATGTAAGCACCAGACATGTTAGCAGCCAAAGCCTTAGCAGCATTAGCAGAACCGTTGTTGATTTTGCCGCCAGTTGCAGGGTACACGTTTAGTGCAACACCAGAACTGTTAACAACATAAACAATTTCGCCAAGGCCGTAGCCTGCAGGCAACATAACGCCGTCGCTGGCATTGCCAGTAGTAACGTAGTTAATAGCAGAAGTCAAGACAGTAGCACCGGCTTGAGTTTGAGTAGTACCAGCTGTTGCAGCTTCGTAGCCGCCAAGCGTGCGACCAAATTGAGTCGAATAAGTCATTTTAAATCTCCAAAATAAAAGTTAAAAACGGGGGCCGAAGCCCCCACTCTATTAGCTGGCAGAGCCAACGATAGCAGTGACCAAGGCTTCTGGCTTAACAGTCTTGCGACCGTACACCGCCAAACCACGGACGATATCGCCGAAGTCAGTCTGGTTACGCAAAGGCTCAGTCTTGTTCACGGTCATGGCAAAAGACATTGCTGCCTTAGTACCAGCGACCATCAAACGACGAGCTTTAGCGCTAGACACAGCACCGCCGGTGGCGGGATCAGTCAAACCAGCTACCAAAGCCTTGCCTGCTGCGCCGCGTGGGAGCAAGTTAGACACGTAAACTGTGAAACGATCCAACATACCAATCTTGCCGCTACGGATGGTCGATTGAGCGTCGCCAGTGAAGTAGGCTTGAGCGATGTTAGATTGCATCAACAGATGACGGTCGAAGGGGCTGATAATCAACCAACGGCCATCTTCAGGAACGTTCTGCTCGTCCAAGACTGTAGACATGCGCAGGATACCCTTCAACACGTTTTCAGGAGTGGCTTGGTCGATAGGAGTTACGTCAGTGCCCAAGTTGTAGGCAGCAGAAATAGCACCAGCAGTAGCGCCTTCGTTAGCAGCAGCAGGGCCTTCAGTGACCATGTTGTTGAAGAAAACTTCGTTTTCAATAGAGATTTTCAACTGCTTGGCAGCGTCTTCTGTGAACATGTTCATCAAGTTCATGTCAGACTGGTATGACAAAACGTCGTTCACTTGAACGCCGAAGTACTTACCCTTGTTCACTTGCATATCTTGGAAGATAGGAGTGGGGACTTCGTAAGACAAGTTCTGGCCAACAGTGTAGTCAGAGATGCTGATTGAAGGAGCCAAACGGATACGGATGGTATCGCCTTGGTTCTTCAACTCGCCTTCGTAATCGGTGTTAGCGATTTCAGACAACATTGTGTTTTGGTAAAACTTGGCCAGCAATTTGCCAGACCACAGGGTGGGGATAAACGCACCGGAGTACGATGTGCTCGTATTAAACGGAGCTTGGACGGGATATACAGCAGCCATTTTGGCCTCCTAAAAAATAACAGGTTGGGTTTCAACGCTGTAACACGGATCACGCAGTTACGCGACCTTCCATGTATGCAGCATCAATTTCAGCTTCAAGTTTCTTTGCCGCGTCGATTTGCCCTTTAGTCCCCAAGTCTGTTGCTCTACGAAACATCTTTTCAATGTCAGCGTTGCTGTAGACCTTGCCTTTTGGAGAGGCACTGGGGGCGCTTGAGGCACCACGATTTGGCTGAATTTGACGTTCAAGTTCGTCGGTTTTATCGGTTTTGCGCTCCACGGGGGCAATGCTCTGTTGGAACATCGTTACGTAGTGTGCAACTCCTTCAGCGTCGCCTCGGTTAAACGCTTGTTGTGCAACAGTAGATCGTGGCGCTCTGAGTAACGGATCAACTTCGTTTAACCACGCAATCCACTTGGGATCAACGTTAATATCACTAAAGTTCGGCACCATACGGTACAGACGTTGCTCAAAACTTGCTTCAGATACCTGAGTACCGGTCGTGTTCAACTGCTCTCGCAATTGCTCATTCTCGACTCTCATGGCGTCTAATTCGCTACGAAACTCTGCTGCCACTTCGCGGGCAACCTTGCGTTGGACTTCAATTAAGTCCTCGCCAAATGCTTGAACATCAGCATCCGTAACCAACTTCTCAGCAACTGCAGGCTTCTTCGTCTCGACTGGTTTGGCTTCTGAGGCTTTTTGGAGTTTGTCCAACTGAGTCTTAAAATCCCGTAAGTCGGCGTGTAAGCGTGGCACTTCGGCGTCATATTTGCCTTTTAGGGCAATATAGCGGCTCTGCCATGTCTCTTCAGCTATAACTGGTTCTGTCGGTTCTGGCTTTGTTTCAACAGGTTTTTGCTCCGCAACGGTGGGTTCAGGTGTCGAAGTATCAGCTGGAGGGTCTTCTGTCGTTTGCGGCTCCGGGTTCGAAGGCGCTTGGTTTTGACTCTCAGCTATTTGTTTTTCGATCTGTTCCAGTTCACGTAATTGAGCTTCTACTTGTTTCGGCAATGCCATTTTAAATTTCCTTTAAAGCGCCAACTCTGCATTTCGGGCGTCGGGGTTACCGGTGTGCCGTCCAACATAATGGTTTGCTAGGACTACAAAAATCGGGTCATTTGACCCGGTCGAAAATCTCGTGCGATTTTTCAACCGCCTCGAGAAAATCTGCTAAAACCTCAGCGCGACCTTGAAGTCGGTGTATTCGTACTGAATCTTCTGCAAGAATCAAGGAGTCTTTTGTCTCCTCAAGTTTCTTACGAAACAAATCCAATAGAGCACCATGTTCTTCTAGCTTGCAACGATATAGCGCTTGCACATGCTGTCGATCGGGCTTCTGGCCTATAAAAATCTTCATATGTTGATTTTATACCACTGCTCTTTTAAACAGTCAACAAAAGTTTTTAAATTCCGTTAGGGCGTGGTGACATCATGTTACCTTCGCGCCCGCCTACTTGACTTCCGTCAGGTAGCGTATTTTGTGGAGCAGGGCCTTGTGTCATACCGGGAGCAGCCGGTGCGCCGGGTGCGCCGCCCTGAAGTTCATTGGCAATCATTGCTAACTGTTCTTGAAGTTGCGCATTCTGCTGCTGCAAAGTTTGCATGGCGGTTAGCGTAGGACGATCAGGAACAATACGATTAACGTTGCCGCTTAGACTGCGAGCTTGTTCGCGTAAGAGTTCGGCAGCGCCATCCATCCCAACGATTTGCTGCGCAACAGGGCTGCTAAGAACAAGTTGCAAGAACTCGTTGCGACGAATTGCTTCGGCTTCTTTAACAACCAAACTAGTCGCGCCTTTAGCTACTGCTTTGACATCGCCGATCAAATCGGGGTCTTTGCTGTAACGCAAATTGTCTTGGTACAAACGCTCAATCGACGGAACAATCACAGATCGATCGATGTTGCTAATAACTTGTTTGATACCCTTGCCAGCGTTAGAGATCAACATGGACAAGCCAGATGATGTACGTCCTGCGCCGGGTGTGTTCTCACCAGTCATGTAACGAGGAATCATTGTGTCCTCATCAGCGCGGGCAGAGAACTTCTCAAACACTGCCATCAACTCATTGGCGTTGCTGTTTGGCTGATAAAACGTCAGCGGCTGTGAGCCGTCATTAAATTCAGAACTCTGAAACTGCCAGATTTTCCATGGGTGCATTTCAGTGATATCTTCACCGGGCGGTAAGCGCGAAACATTCACACCCACCTGCGGGCCAGAGGAGATACCCATGTTGTTTGCTAAAGCACGAGCTGAAGCGTTCACCATGTTCTGAGAATCACGGCACAAGTCCGCAACGCCTTTACCAGCAACGGCTCCGGGCACTTTCTCGTATGAAGTAACGTAGTATGGTTTGCGACCCAGAGGGTCGTAGTTTAGCACGGCGCGGATCACGGTAGAGCCTACCAACCACACTTCGCATGGGTAGCTCAAATCAGGATCGGGAATCTCTTTTGCAGACAAGCCCCAAGTGAGCAAGTCACTACCCTTTACACTGTCCCACATCTGCAACGCATCAATCAGGTCGGTTGTAAAAATAGTCTGCGTTGTGTCTTTGCCTTCGGCCGTAGCCTGCGCACTATCTGTCCACAGCCATTCGTTTAGATTGCCGTAGTCAAAGTCTTTAAGCACGGCGCGAATTGCGTCGTTGTTATAGCCCGGCACGTCAATCAGTGCTTGCAAATCTTCTTGCGTCATGCGGTGACGCTCAACAATAAATCCTTCTTGTACATCCGAGCACCATGGAGCCCAGTAGAACATAAACGGATCAACACGCTCCCACTCGTTGGTAATTTCTTCAGAAGGCGCAAGCTCTCCGTTCTGCCATGCCATGGTTTTGCGTTTACGCTTTACAGGCCCTTTAAGAACGGCATACGGAAAAGTAACAACGTCATCAAGAAATGTATTTAGCGCATCTGTCCAACCACCCTCAATGAGTTGGTCTTCCATCTTTAATTCCATGCGGTCAACACGCTCATTAGCTTCTTCGCGCAGGCGGCGCATAGCCGCGTCTTTCATCTGCTGTGCATTTTCACGAAGTTGGTTTGGATCAGGAATCTGTCCACCTTGCTCCATTACTGCCTGCAACTGCTGCTGCATGCTAGCCATCAATTCATTAATTAACTCAGGCGGCAGTGTTGGCTCTGGCGTTGCCTCAAGGCTCCAAGGTTTATCTGTACCTGTACCCAACAAAGTATCACGCAGCCAGCTCGTAGCAGCGCGGCATTTCACAGAGGTCAAGTTAATGTAAATGTCCGAACCGCCCTGACGCTTAATCTCAGCTAACTTGTCAGGATTGTATTCACCATTACGCTGCCGTAGACAATCGAGCATGCGCTCTTCAATTGTTCGTTTGGCTTCACGAGCAGACTCCCAGCGCTTTCGTGCGTGCGCAGCCAGCCCTTGGATAACAGGCGTAGCCTGCATCTCTGTGTTGCGTTTCTGAGATTCCCGCTCCAAATCGCGGGAACGAGCTACTGGGATGAGTGCGATGCCTGAAGCCATGAGATGTCCTTAAATCCTTGGGATTCCGGGGCCGGGGGCCGTAGCACCGGCTATGTAGATGCCCTCAAACTCAGCAGACACATTAGAAGTTCCTGCTGAAGCAATTGCCCTAATTTCAATGTCTGTCTTTTCAGCAAAAGCAAGCGGTGTGTGCAGATCAACCACGAAGTCTCCGTTGCCGGGGGTACGCGCTGAACTTTGTATTCTAAACACACCACCCAATGGGCGTTGAATCAATTGAAAGTTGGTTGATGCGTTTGCGGTTGAGTTTGCAGATGTAAAGAAAGTTCCCATTAAATACAAGGTATAACCTGCGGGTACAGTCCAAAATGCCATTTGCGTTTGGTTTGCACCAATAGCAATCATGCCGTATACAGTTGCTGGTACGCCCGAAGTAACAGTGCCAGTGCCAGCGTAGATAGTTCCTACGGCAGTTGCACCAGAACCAGCGGTGGTTACATACATACGAGAAATACGCAAGTAACTGTTGCCAGTATTGACTGCTGTTTGCCCATCTAATAGGACAGACTCGCTAATTTCGTTGTAATTTGCATCAAGACCAAAAATAGCAATTGTTCTTGCGCCAGTTCCAGCAGAAGTATCGTCTGCACTTGAGCTAGAGATTTTCATTACAGTGGCAGAAGCGGGGTATGCATACGTTCCGCCTTGTGCCCAAACTGTTTCTACGGATGTGCCGACATCACCGTTGATGCCGAACTTAAATAAGGCTTTATGGCCAGCGATCTGATTACGGGCTACCTGAAGCTCAAACGGCTCATTGGTGTTTTCAGACGTGGTGGACGGGTAAAAGAAAGGCATAGTCATCTCCAAGAGTTACCCAATTGTACGCTGACCTGTCAAGCGGTCAAGTGTATGCATACGATGATTTTTTAATTTCTCTACGTTTCACATCAAGTCCAAACCCTCTGATGTTCATGTCTATGACAGACGCTCCATACTGCAGTGCGTCATGCACGTGGCTCGACTCGTTCTTGTCGGGGCTGTCTTCCAACTCCCCGTTCTTCTTAACCCTATAGCGGTAGCCTGAGCGAAAACCCGTTACGAGCGACGTGCACTGAGGGTCAATCAGAAACATCGCTTTGCCCTCAATCTGTTTAGCCAGCAGGCGCTCGACTGCCTGAATCCGTAGCTCCGGCTTATTCGTCGGGGGCTTCACGCATTTAAACCCTGCGTTCTTTAGCGCGTCTACGAGCGTCATCTCGTTTAGCTGCTGCTTCATAAATCCAGCGGGGTCAGGTGCCGCAATGAACTGGTACCCGGGGTATGTGTTGGAAATGTGTGGTTGTAGACGCGAGGTGATAAACGTCTCGATGCCCATGTTCTCACTGGTAAGTTCTGAGAGCACCAGCACGCGCCCGCGCGGGTCACGCTGCATGAACACTGCCGCTGGCGTGCGGCCGAAGTCAATCCCTATGGTGATGGGGTAGTCCATGTTCTGTATGGGCTTTATGTGTTCCTTGGCCACGTGGAAGTCTTGGGTGAACGTCCTCTGGTAAACCGGTGTGCCCGACAGAGACCTGCCCCACTTACCGTGCACGTACACATCTATCCAATCCTCGCTCTTACCCTCGCACAAATCCTCGTAGTAGTGAGACGGTAAGTGCTGTACCCAGTCTGCCTCTTCGCTGAGACCACTCGGTTGGATCGTCACGTGAACTTTATCGGGGTCAGCGTTGGTGAGATACTGCTCCCAGTGTGCGTCCATATCCGGCGGGTTGGTCGCGCCCCAGACTTTTTTTTGTTGCACGCCGTAGTCATCCACGCATCCCTGTACGGGATTACCCTTATCATCTACCCCCCACTGTGTGCGGTGCGGCACCATCATGCCGTTGGGATATCTACCTAGACGACCAGTCAGCGCGTCGAACACGTCTGAGTTTATCTCACGCACCTCGTCCACCATGGCAAACGATAACTGGAGCGAAAGTAGCCGCCTCACATCGTTGGCGTCGTCCAAACCTCGAAACAACACGTCACACTCCACGTCGTCAAAGCGAAGCGTGAAGCGAAGTTCTGTTCTATGGTAAATCCCAGCTTGTCCCTCGGGGAAGAGGCCAAGAAAATCTTTAATGGTCGAGTCCAGCAGCATCTGACGTGTGTTACGAACTACTGCACATCTGGAGCGGCGGATACCATCCGCGCATGCTGCGACCTTGCGAGCCTCAATGGGAATCTTCATCAAGGACGCTGTCGTTTTTGTCGAACCCACTGGCCCTACGATGAATGACTGAAACTTATCAGAGAGAAGGTATGGGGTTACAGACTGTACTGGGGTGTAGTTAACACTCATAAGTAGTCATCCCCTGCATATTCGTAATTTTCGTCTTCAGCCAAAAATAAAACCGGTTTTTGCACGTTTTCTGCAATTTTAGGGCTTATTTCAGTGCTTTCAGCCTCTAAAACAAGGGTCTGTTTAGCTGAATTTGCAGTGCTTGGGATGTTAATTGTGATTGAAAAACCCGGGCCAGCAGTCGAAATTGCACTGTTTTTAGGCTTCAAATCACCCCATTCAACGAAGTTTTCGATGATTTTTGCCCTCACAGCCGCTGGTGTGTCGGGGTCTCGCACCATATGGTACGCCGTAGGCAGCAAATCTTCTGCAAGAATACGGGACTTAGCGGCAAATGAGAAGCCACTCTCCTGCATCTCCTTGGTATAGCTGTCCACATACCTCTTGAACTGTGGATTCGCAGAGATAGCATCATATTCTGATTGCGTCAAGCCTTCACCCGCAAGAATCTCCGCAATAGGGCGCATGGCCCCTACGTTGTTCCTAGCAATAGCAAGTGCAAGTTCGCGCAACACCTGATCGGCATTGATGGAATTGTTCATGGGCGGAATGTACCATGGTTTTTTAACCAGTGTCTATAAAAAATAGCTGGAAAATTTTTGGATTGTCAAGAGAAGCCCCGGGGTCAGTAAATTTAAATTGTAGGGATGTTGTGTGCGTACTAGACATCAAAAAATTGACCTTGTTCTGAGAGTGACGGATATACATACAGGGC